CCTTGGAATATCGCAGTAGCGTAACTACTTGCAATAGTATATCTGTTTTGAGCGCCAACTAATGGTGTACCGTCTAGTTTTCTGTACGGTCTTAGACCGAACTTTTCCACTTGGTTTGCCATATTGTTTTTTCTCCTATTAAGTTTATTTATTTAGCCGCCTTTGTAGTAGTTATCGTAAAAAAATTATTTTTTCGAACCACCGCCAAAGGTTACACGAGATTGCCTCTCAATATTGATTGGCATCTCTGGTCGCTGTTCCTTCATTAGATCGTTATCAACTGCGGTCATTTGTTCTTGAGTAATTCTTCTAAAATACTCAGCGCGTGACTTCAATATCTCTTCAGGTATCCTTGCCAGCACAAGGCCTCCAATTCCAATGCATCCTTCGTATTGTCCTGACCTAATTACAGGATATTTGCTTAAATCGGGATTTGACATAATTTCGTCTGCTCTGACAAATTCCCAACCTTCTCTGAACTTTTTGGTTACGTTAGCCGTATCCTCAAATCCAGTCACAGATGTTCTTATCCATCTATGTGCATATCCCTGCGGTGCAGGTGGTGCATCCAAACTGGAAGGTGGAGTCCAAGTAGTCTTAGTCATATTACTTTTTCTACTATCTGACTCGCGTGAGGTTCTTTTTATATTATCCATTTGCATTCTCCTTCACGTATTTTGCGTATTCCTCTAGTGGCACCCCTAATTTTTTAGCGATAGCTATTTGTGAACGAGTGAGTTTCACTGATCGGCGTCCGCTTTGGTTTCGTTGTGCAGAAGCCACAGTCTGGACGATTTTCTTTGGCTCCTGTTTGTTAACAAACTTATGAGGGAAATTTTCTCTCATAACCTTATCTATCTCATTATAGTACTCATCGCTCTCCGCGTCAAACCCCTGGTCCACAAGGTCTTGATGAACTTGGAAAGCTGCACTTGTCATAATCTTGTCTGATCCAAACCATTCATTTTTTTCAGACCATGTTCTAGCCTTATTTGAAGGTTCTGGATAAGTAGGATTTTGAGGTGCTTGAGTAGGTTGAGAAACTTGTGTTTTTTGAACAGTTTCTTTTTCTTCTTCTTCCTGTGCGGTTATTCTAGCTCTTTCAGCTTCAATCGCTAACTTGGCTATCAAAGAATTAGCATCTGCTATTTTATCTGCGTCTTGATCAGCAATAGCATCTCTCAATGCTTGTTTTGCTTTTTCTTGTTCTGCAGCTACTCTAGCAGTGTATTGCTCAACATAACTCTTACTTGTTTTAGAGAACTTACTTTGTGTGCTATCTAATTGTTCTTTAAGAGATTTAGCATAATCTAATGCTGCCTTTTCTCTTCTTTCATGTTCTCTAACTTTATAAGTTAATTTATTGATTCTTTTTTTAACTGAATCAGATATTGTAGACAAATCATCTACTTCTTTAGATGGCTTATCTTGTTCTGTTTTTTCTTCAACAGAAATACCTTCAATACCTGCTGGCTTAGGTTCTGTATAACCTAAATCAACCTCTTCTTTTGGTAGTTCAGTTTCATTGGATTCTGTTTTTGTTTCTTCAACTTGAACAGATTGTTCTTCTATACCATCCGTATCTAATTCAACTTCTGGTGAAGATTTGTTTTCTTCTAACATTTTTTAGCTCCTGTTTTTTGCGTATGTGATTAGTACTGGTGGTGAATATCCTCTGGGTTTTGTATTTTAGCGATGATTTCATCATCATTAAGAATACGGACTTCTCCGCCATCTATTTTAAATCTTGAACCTGCATATCGTCCAAAGATTACCCAATCTCCTTTTTGACACCATGGTCCGTCTGGAAATTTTTCTTTGTCCTTGTAGGCAAGATCACCAACTTTCAATACATATGCACATACGGTTGTCATTTGTATTGTTTCACTGGTTGTATCAGTAAGAATAATCCCACCTTTAGTTTTCTTTGGTCCTGCATAAGGCAATACCAAAAGTCTCCATCCTGTTGGAGATGGAAGTCTATCTAAAAGTGATTTGTTTTCTGACACAGATTGTGCGTCTAGAAAAGTTTGGACTTGTTCTTGTTCTTTGTAAGCGTCTAGCAACGCTTCCGTTTTTTTAGGTACTTCTTTCGAAGCCTCTAAGCTCTCCGTCATTTAATCGCTCCTGTTTAAGCTGCAGGTCTTTAAGATCCTGAAGCAAAGACTCTAGGCCTTTGATTTGTCCTCTAATATAGTGAAGTTGCTCCACATTGTCAACGGAGTACACTAGAGTGTCTTTGAGCGTTTCGATTCTTTTATTAGCTACTTTTTTTACTGTAGAATAACCTTCTACAATTTCTTCTGCGGACATTATTTTCCTTTTTTAGTGTTAATGATATCTGTTGCTTTGATTCCGTATACAGCAGCTACTACTGAAATCCAGAGTCCAGTTATCCACCAAGGCATAGCCTGTAATTTTTCAAAATACAAGTCTAATTTTTGACCAATTTTTTCATCTTCTGCAAATACAGAATACGCTAATAAAAACAGAGGACTTGATAACGTCAATAAAATGAATTCATCTTTCCAATCCCCTTTTTGTGAATCTAATGCTTTACCTTGATACTCAATTTCACCGCGTTTCATTTTTTCTGCCGTTAATAATTGAGCTTCGGACAAAGCTATTTTAGTAGCTTGTCTGTTCTTAAAAATTTCTGCACCTGTTTTAAATAAGGTTGGTAAGATACTCCAAATCATTTTTATCCTTTAGGCATTTTCATAAAAGGTCTATGATAAGCATGCCTCGTTTCAAATTCTTTTTTAGTTTCCGTTGGTTGTTTTATTGCTTTCCCCGTATACGCTTTAATGACTTTTAAAGGAGCATTAATGCCTTGAGGATTTGGGCCTCTAAGAGGTGGAGGCCCTGATCTTTTGCCAGAAACTTTGTAACCCATTACGCCTTCTTTTTGCGTGCTTCAGATAAAGCAATCGCAATTGCTTGTTTGCGGGATTTAACTTTCTTTTTTGATTTACCAATATTGAGTTTGCCTTCTTTATACTCACTCATTACTTTCTTAATTTTACTTTCTCCGCCTTTATTAAACATTCCTTTTTTACTAGCTAACATTCCTAGACCAAGTAATCCTGCTCCAGCAATTTTTTTATTAGACATTAATAATCCAAGGTTTGCTTTTGTAACTTTCTTTTTTTTCATAGAACCACCATATTTTTTTCCTTCAGTAGCTTTTCCTATTTCATATCCAGCAGCAGCCGAAGATCCTGCAATATTAGGCTTGCTTGTTAAAACTTTTTTAATAGCATTTTTTACTCCAGAAGATTTTCCCGCTTTTTCTAAAAGAGAGGAAGCGTCTTTTACTCCTGCTCTTAATGCAAGGCTTCTTGTAGCAAAGTTATCTGCTCCTGCTCTTAATGTAAGGCCTCTTGCAACAAATTTAGAAGGAGCTGCAATTGCAGCAGTCATTCCTTTTAATTTTTTTAAATCATCTTGCATAGGATTAATAGAAATAGTTCTTGGTCCTACTCCTAATGCCTTATATTTTTCATCTAATCCAAATTTTTTTCCCGACATTTTATTTCTCCTTTTTACTTTTAGCTTGTGCAGCCATTTTCATTTTTTCTCTCGCGACTTCCAATCTTTCATCTGATTGTTCATCTTGAGTTTCTAATTTCACTTTATCAAAATCTAATCTATCCTCAAATTGATCTTGTTGTGTTTCCATCTTCATTATACCCTCTTGAGCCTTTCTTTGCATGTCCATGGCTCTAAGATCTAATTCTCTCTGTTTTAACATGACTAGAGGGTCTTGTTTAGACTGATCCCCCATCATTTCTGCTTGTGCAAGCTCAGAAGTAATCTGTGCAATACGTTTTGCTACTTCAGAGTTCATTAATTGTTGAAATTGTTGAGGATTTTGCTGTGCCAACATCTGTAATTGTTGATTTTGTTGTATCATCTGCATAACTTCGTTCTGTGCTTTAAAAGAAACGTGTTGAGATATGTGTCCTTGTAATAAAGCATATACAGGAGGGTTAATTTGTACCATTCTCGTACGAATAAAGGCAGAATGTGCTGCAATATGAGCATCATGGTCTTGATCTGGGAAAGCTTGAGCAATTTGCATCTGTAAAGCTTCTGCATTTTCAATTGCAGGGTCTTTTGGAGTCGGAACTGGCTCTGGTTTTAGTAAATCTGGTATTTGTTTAGTGCCTAAAGCTTCGTAAACACGTCTGTATGCTTCGTGTAGGTTGTGAAGTTGAGGATTTGACTGTGCAATCTGCAATTGTGTCTGTGCTAACGTCACTCTTTGTGACATTGAGAAGATATTTGGGTCTGCAACAGGTAAAATATCCACTCTTTCATCAAAATCCATGACTTTAATCACTCTTTCAGCACCATAAACAGCATATGGATACTCTGGAGGTAGATATTCCGCTATAACTTTAGCTAAAAGTTTAAATTCTTGTCGCATTGCATAGTAACAACGCTTGTGAATAGCACTCATAACACGACTTCCACGCTCTAAAAGAGCAATAGTAGTGCCTACAGCTGCAGCTTGGTTGCCATCACCTACTTGTTGATCTGCAATAGAAGCAAATCTTTGTCCTGCAGATACACAAAAACCTAAAAGATTAAATAATGTTTGACTTGGTTCTTTAAATGGAAGCAATTGAAACTGATCTCTGATGTTTCCACCAGGTGCATCTACATCTCTAAACTCTCCAGGTTGTATTGGTTGATCATCATCTCGTACTTTCATACCTCTAGATTTAAATCCAGCAGGTAAATTAGATAGTGTACCAGCATCTAGTAACTGTCTAAGAGCAGCAGTTGCTGTTCGTGACAGGCCACCGATCATATGAATTAAACCAAATCCATAAAAACCTAGTCCTGGTAAAAATTTAAAGTGAGTGAAATATTCTTTTCGTGTAAACTTAGCATCACCTTCTCTGTAATTTCTATAAATAGATAAAATTTGTCTTGAAGACTCTTCAATCGTTACGATGTAAGGTATTTTAATTCCTAAAGTATCTTCTTCTCTTTCTGCAATGTAGTCAGATAAATCTAAATCAACATGGAACTCTAATACATTGTATACCATGTCATTAGATTCTACTTT